TACTTGAGGAGAGGGTCTGTAGGGTCTGTAAGGAGCGAAAGAACCTTTTACAATCTTTTTATCGTGTACGTAAAAACATGAACCTCCTGTCCTCTTATTCCTATGAATGTAAGGAGTGTACCATTAAGAGGATTACATCCAGCAGAAAAACTGACACAAGTAACTGGACATACCCTGATTGGTAAGGTACAATATATTCAGTTACTAAATATCCCTTGTTAATGTCAATGATTTCCATTGTTGCTTTGGCACTAGTTGCTGCCATATGCATGTTTGCATTATACTTAAAATCTTATAACCCACATTAGAGGACTTATGCACGGAGACTTAGAACCAGAGGAGCATCATTCTGAGGATGATTGGCCTAGGGGAGAGCATGTAAATGATCTATGGGATGACATGGATCGACTTAACGCATTATATGAAGAAATGATGTGGCCTCATGATGATGTTTTGGAATTTGTTCCAGATCATGCTAAAGGTTGGATTATTATTAAAAACAAATCAGAAGAAGAAAGGAGGAACAATGATGAATAATTTTACAGTTTATTCTAAAGAGGGTTGCCCTTATTGCACAAAGGTGGTAAAAGTATTAGAGATGGCAGGTCTAAATCATGTAGTGTATAAACTAGATGAACACTTTGATAGAAAATCATTCTATGGACAGTTTGGTGAAGGAACTACTTTTCCTCAAGTTGTCTTAGATCAAACTAATCTTGGTGGATGTACCGAAACCGTTCAATTTCTAAAAGAAAAACAATTAGTCTAATGAAAAAAGTTGACGACTTTGAAACTGTATATGATATGATTGAACATGCCATTGAACTTGCGTTTGATGGTAAGATGCAATTAAAGTTTTATCAGTTTCTAGAATATCGTAAGACGAAGAAGGTAGAAATAGAATCCTTCCTTAAGAGTTCTACTGTGAAAGAAATATCTGATCAAGTAATAGAACTTGAAGAGTATATTAAAGGAGGAGCAGACAATAATCATAAACAGTTACGTGAGGCATATGGTCACATACCTAAACCTCAAGCAAGAAAGATAAAGGCATATCTTAATCAAATTGTTGAAGATGCAGTGAGGTATCAGCATGACAGAAGACCTGGAAGACGGAAAAAAGTCTCTAAATAAAGACAAACCTCTGGAGATAAACAGAGGAGTAGAACTATTACTCAGAAACAGGAGGAAACCTCAACCAAAACCTAAAACTTTTCAGGTAAAATTCGGAAACCTTATTGCTCTATGGAATAGAGAAATTGTTTTTCACTTTGATTTTTACTTGGATATCAGAAAAAAATAACAATCTCTGGGAGGAGTGCCATGTCAGAAACATTAGTAGTAACCTTGACACTTACAACAGTTGTCTCGGTACTTGCATTATTAGTTGGAGGTATGATAGGATGGATGGCAAGACAGCATTCATACGAAACAACTCCTCAAGTGGTATACACTCATCCAGAAATGTTTGATGCCAATGGACAATTAGTTCCTGATGAAATCGTAGCCCTAAGAATTGAAACTCATGACACCAGCGAAGACAACAACGACGAGGAAGACTAAAGGACCAAAGTTACCTTCATCTTCTAAATCAACTCCAAAGAAGAAGACTCCTGCAAAGAGGACTCCAGCAGCACCTAGAATCGACTCCTTGCCCACTAATCCCTTTATTCATGAAGTATTAGACCTAGCATCTAAACAGCGTTCTAATGCAAAAAAGGTAGAGGCATTACAGGCATATGAACATGACTCAATTAAGTCAGTTCTTATATGGAATTTTAATAAGACTGTAATTAGTTTGTTACCTGAAGGACCAGTTCCTTATGGTGATGGTGAAGATCAGCAATTATTAAATGGTTCTCTCTCAGAAAATCTTGCTAGAGAGGCAGCAGGTGGTGAAGCGGCAACCAGACAGGATCTTCAAGGTCAAGGAAGAACTTCTTTACGTAGAGAATGGACTAAGTTATATCATTTCGTAAAAGGTGGTAATGATAAATTGAATGGTATGCGTAGAGAAAATATGTTTATTACTTTACTCCAGCAGTTGCATCCTAAAGAGGCAGAGATACTAGTTCTTGTTAAAGATAAGTTATTAACTGACAAATATAATATTACACAGGAGATTGTTGCAGAAGCATATCCTGATATTGAATGGAGTAATAGATCATGACAGAAAAAACAGAAAAGCAAAAGTCAGAAGATAAAGTAAAAGCTTCTGACTATTCATGTCATATGCTTCTAGAAAATACTACAAAAGAACAATCAGAGGATAAGAGTTTTCCTACTGATGCATTTATTGTTAGATATATTCTTGAAGGAAAGAATCAATTAGATGTTGTTCGATCTGAAAAGATGGTTAATGTATTTGATTATTACTATGATAGGTATGGGAAAGGTGTGGTTCAGAAGATTGACTATGGATTTGGTACGGTAAGACCTAATCTATGGGGTGCAAAACCAGTTGAGAAGAAGAAGAGAAGAAAGTCATGAGTAAAAATAAAGATAGAGATGAACTTCTTAGATCACAAATCAATGATGTGATTAGAGGAGAGATACAGGATGGTATCAATGAGTATATGGATTCTGCTGATGGTAAAGGATTCGGTGATGAGAAACTTAAGGTTAAGATACCTGAGAGTGAGGTAGATAATATTCTTAAGGAGTATAAGAAGATTAAGAAAAGTCAGAGATCCAATATAGGACAAGTAAAAAAACTTGGTTTAGTTGATAAATACGGGAAACCTCTATAACTATGAGTAAAATTGATACCCAAGGGATGAGTGGTGAAGTAAGTGAAGGGTGTATGGATAACATATATCCTCATGATGAGAATGGAGAACCAATTCTTCCTCGTGCTATTATCCGTCCCAATAGATTACATACTCCTCAAATGGTTAAGGAGTTGAAGATTCTTATCAATGAAGTTCTAGATGAACGTGAACATAAGAAGAGGTTAGCAGCAGCATATGATGATGTAAAACCATTACCACCATCATATTTCGATACAGATGCATTTAAGCATTCTGTTGAGGAAGAAGAACCACCTTATCAAGATTGGAGTCAATGAGAACCCAAAAAAAAGAAAATTATTATTACGTTTTTTGGACTATAGCAATGATTGCCTTTATAGTTCCTCAAGTATTCACTGCATATGCATACATGAATATTAAATCTCTTCTTGAAAAACCTTTTGAGATAGAGATAGTTGAACCATCTAAAATTAAATTAGGGTTATGAGAATTGGTGTCATGTGTTCTGGGAACGGAACAAACTTCGAGAACATAGTACGTTCAGTTACTAAGCATGAGGTTGTGATGATGATTCACAACAAGAAGGAATGTGGTGCTATTAAAAGAGCAGCAAAGTTTGGTATCCCTCATTGCTATGTTAGTCATAAAGATGAAGATAGGATGGTAGATCTCTTCAGAGTATGGAGAGTAGATCTTATAGTCCTTGCTGGATATATGAGAGTGATTAAAAATCCTGATGCTTTTCCTGCACCTATCATAAATGTACACCCTTCTTTGCTGCCTAAGTATAAGGGATTACATGCAGTAGAACAGGCACTAGAGAGTGGTGATAAAGTTACTGGATGTACTGTGCATTATGTGAATGAAGAATTGGATGGTGGAGAAGTTATTTTACAATCTGAAGTTCCCATTCTTCCTGAAGATGATGTTAAATCATTAACCAAGGCAATTCAGAGAAAGGAATATGCCATCTTACCTATTGTGATCAATGAACATCTGGAAAAACTACAAACAAGTATTGCATGATAATATCTCACTTTATAATGAGGTAGGTAGTGTATGGGCACAGTGGGAAGGTAAGAAGACTAGTCTACTGGCTAAGACATATAGCAATAAATATCTTCTCAAATCTAGAGAGGTAGAGATCTGGAGTGATACTTCATGTATCTACAATAATATTCTATACCCTAAGACAGGATCTAATTTACCCTGTTTTGGTATGGATCTTATGGGGTTTAATCATAATCGGGTTATTATAGTATTTGATTTCCAACATCCTGTAGAGAACTATCTATTTTCTGTGGAGGGATTGCCAAAACAAGAAGGGAATATAAGATTCTTTGAGCCAGGTAATCATTTCTCAGAAAACATATATGTTGCTAAGTGTAATATGGATGAAGTTGATGAACATTTAGAAATGTTTAGTAAGTATATTAAAATATATTGTGATATGTTAGACTCTAATGAACCTTCTGGTCTAGATACTACAGTCTATAAAGACTTTGATGAATATATGACTGACCTTGATCCTGTTGGAGGATATCTTACAGGACAATTTGGTAAGGAAAAATCTGAATCACTTGTAAACGACTTTCTATTTTCATACAAATGACATTAAGCACAAGTTACCGTAATCGAATAGTAGATATATGTTGCAGAATGATATCAACTGATGGTGAGGTTGATCTTGAAGACAGGATCTGGATGAATAAACTTTGTGAACATAATCGTCACGCAAAAGAACTTGCGGGAGCGATGCTATGTCCAGATGTTATGGGTGAAGCAATCTATAAGTAATGTAAAAAACTGTATCAGGGAATACAAACATACTTGCATATATAGTATGTACGTGTTACTATTAACACACATCGTTCATCCCAGAAGGGACGCAAGTAAGCCGACTCGGAACGGAATCGTTCATCCCCATAGGGGACGCAAAAGCCGACTAAAGGAACGGATTAAAACCCCTACTACTTTGGAGTAAAGCCAATGGCAAAAGTCACT